GATACATCGATTGAAGATACGTTCGTAGGGAATGTACCTCTAAAATCATAACGCTTAGTTACTTCACCAGCTTTATTCAACTGTTCAATAACCATATCTGCTTGATAATCAGTAGGGTTAGAGAAACCAGTGTTATTATTATGCTGATTGATACCATTCATCCAACGTTCAAAAGCATTTCTTACTTCCATGTTAGAGTCATTGATAACAGTAATTGTCCAAGGTTCAAAAGTACGGTCACCAGCGATCTGTAATTGTCTACCACGGAAAGGAATCATGATAGGTGAGATTACAGAAGATGGAAGCTGTGCTGACTTAATTAAGAAAGAAGTAAGTTCAACATCACCACCAGCATAGCCTGGGAAGTTAACTGTTGCTTTGAACAGGTTGGAACGAGCGCCACCACCAGTAAGTTTTGATTTAAAATCATCTACGCCTAAAATAGCCATTGTCTATCTCCTTATTGTCCAACAATTTCACTAAACTCTACGCCGGTTCTTGTGGCAATAAAGTTAAGTGTAATAAAGTTAATAGAACGAGCAGGCTTAATGTAGATGTCTGCAACAAAACGATTTGTATCAATAACTTCACCGGTATTGTTTGTTTCATCACAAACAACTAAGAAGTCAGTAATACCACGTCTACCCTTAATATCACGTAAGAATGGTTCTACCAAGTTACGGAACTGAGCGCGAGTAAATTCATCGTTGAATTCAAACAATTGGAACTTAGAAGCAGTTGCAATTGCTTTTTCAAGGACGATAAACAATCTACGTACGTTAATACGATCGAATGCACTCGGCTTAGAAAGAGCTGTTTTGTCACCAAAGAGGACTGTACCTTCGCCAGGAAAGCTAACAATTGGATTGATACGTGCTTTGTACATATCATCACGATCTGCTTTCTTAGGATTGAACGCAAGCTTTGTAACACCTAACAGTTGTCCACGGTTAAATCCAGCTGGAGAGAACCATGCGTCTGCTACGTTATCTGTATTCGCACAAAGACCAGCTACGTGGCCAGATGCCGAAACCCAACGATACACATCATTATACTTGTCATATACGTATAGGGCAGAAGAATCAACAACCGCATAAGAGGTTGAAGTTAACTGATCAGCCCAAGCAATGACCGAAGTAGCAGGTGTGTTACTGTTTACCGAATCTGCAATAGCGGGTGAAAGGAATACAACAGCATCCTTACGACCTTCTGCAAGAGCAATCAGGTTATTTGCATGAGTTACAGCATCGCCTGTTGCTACTGCGCCACCAATGATTAGGTTAACATCAATAGTTTCTGCGTCGCCAAACAGATCATATCCTGTTTGCAATTCGCCCACGGTAGGAGCGTTATCATCAGTACCAGCAGTTAGAGAATAATCAATTGCTGCAGTTACTGTAGTAAATGTTTGACCAGCAGATAGGTTACCTTCATCTGTTAACGTGGTTGGAGTACCAGTTGCCCAGATATATTTTGAACCATTATTGACTACTTCTCTCCAGTAGTTGTTAGTACCATCACTTGCTTTTGCGTCAGAAGCCTGAGATGCGAAAGCAAAAGTTTCAAGGACTGTATTTGCTTCGCCAGTCCATTCTCCATCTTCGTCAACAACTACAACATGGACTTCATCGGTTGAACCGCCCTTATTTGATACAAAAGCAGATGTACCAGGAGCAGCGTCAAATTGATCTTTATAAGTCCAGTTATTGAAAGCTGTTGAGTTAGCAGGACAGATGGAAACTTTAAGTGAGTTACCGAGTACTCCTGGATATTTAGCAGCTACGATTACTGATGATGGGAATACTGTATTATCAAAATCGTTTTCATTCGAAATATTGATAGTAGCAGTGCCATCGTTACTTGCGTTTTGGTTACCGGTAGCAACACGAACAACACGCAAAGAGTTGCCGTATTGCAAGAATGCAGCAGCATTCATGAAATAATTAAAGGTGTCATTATTAGATTTGCCAAAGACTTCGACGAGTTCTTTTTCTGAACCAATTGTTCTAACCTCTTCAACCGGTCCCCACTGGAATGCGCCAGCAATAGCACCAATAGAAGTTGAAACAGCAGGAACAACATTCGTCAAGTCGATTTCTTTAACCTGTACACCAGGTGAGACTTGAAATGCCATAGGTTTTCCTCTTCAGTTTATGTTAATAAGTTTTGCA